AGATGCTGAAGCTCAAGGCGCAACTGCCGCTGGAGTACGTGCGGCGCGAGGACTGGATCCGTTTCTCGAGCACTCTGGACGCCAAGCTGGATGCGATGCGGGCCGAGCTGCGGGCCGAGATCACCGAGCTCAAGGAACGCATCGCCGCGCGCATCGACGCGATCTAGAGGAAAGGCGCGCACGGCGGCGCCATCGGCCAGAACGACGCGAGGGCGAAACGGTGAAGCGGTGAAACGGTGAAAGAGATGGATGCGATGAACCTGGAGCAGAAGCAGCGCGAGGAGGCCCGCTGGCGGATCCTGCGCGTGCTCGACGCCGGCCGCCCGATCGCGGTCTCGGAGACCATCGTGTGGCGCGTGCTGGCCGACATCAAGCTGGCGATCACGCTCAACGCGTTGCGCCGTGAGCTGACCTACCTGCGCGACCGCGGCCTGCTCGAAATCGAGGGCGAAGACAACGAGACCTGGTACGCGCGGCTGACCGCGAGCGGGGTCGACGTAGTCGAGTACACGGCGCCGGCGCCGGCCGGAATCGCGCGCCCGCGCAAGTATTGGTGAGGACGGCAATCCACACGCGCCGATGGAAACGACAAAGGGACCCTCACCCACACCCTCTCCCACCAACAATGTGGGCGAGGGCTCAGAGATGCCGCGAATTTGTCTGCTTGCTGACTTCACGGGAATTCATCGTCGGCCGCACCGTTTACCGATCTTTTCAGCTACCTCTCTTTTCTCTCTCGTTTTTTTCATGCCCTCGCCCGCGATTGTGCGCGGGAGAGGGTGTGGGTGAGGGTCCCTTTGTGTTTTCACGATTCAGACTTTCAAAGCTAAACCTCTCCCGCCGTTCGCGATACTTCGCGGCGACCTCTCCTCGGACAAGGAAAGACGAAAACAGCCGGCGCCGCGAGGGCCGGTGAAACATGCCGGCGAGAGCAAAGATCAAGATGCTGGATCTCAAGCTGCGGGCCGAGCTTGATCGACGCCTGATCGACGGCAGCTTTTCCGATTATCTCGGGCTCGCCGCGTGGCTCAGCAAGAAAGGATGCAAGATCACTGGCGCGGCGGTGCAGAGATACGGCAGTGCGATGGAGCGCAAGCTGGGCGCGCTCAGGATCGCGACCGAGCAGGCGCGCGCAGTGGTCGAGGCGTCGGGCGGCGCCGACGACCTGGTCAACGAAGGACTGATGCGCCTTGTGCAGGGCGACCTGTTCAAGGTGCTGGTCGAACTCAGGGACGCCGACCGGAAAACCGTCGACGTCAACGCGCTCGCGCGCAACGTCGCCTCGATCTGCCGCTCGTCGGTGCATATGCGCAAGGCGGCCGAGGAAATGCGCAACGGGATCGGTCGGCGCGTACGGGCGGCCGAGCGCAAGGTGGTCGAGGCGGCGCGCCGAGGCGCGCGCGGGGGATTGTCGGCAGCGGCCGAAAAACGGATCCGCGCGGCGCTGCTCGAGATTGCGCAGATGCCGATACCGGATGGCGAAACGGTACGCGAAATAGCTGGGTCGGCCGCGCGCGCCGAGTTGGCGCGCGAACAGACGGCGGCGCCCGTGGGTGAAGAAGCGCAGGCTGCCGAAACGCAGAACGAGGGATGAGTATCTCGATGGGGGGAGCGGCGCCGAGAGGGTTGGTGAAAAACGCGGACACAATCGGGAGGTGACGTGATGAAGATCAGGACGACCCCACAACGGAAGGCCGACGATGACGCGGGTCCCCAGGCGGGGTCAGGGCGCGGAGGCGGCGCCAAAGGTATTGCGGAGAACGACGCAAATGCTGCGCAGAGCATGATTCACAATGTGGCGCAGGACGTGCTCCTTCCATACCAGGTGCGCTGGATCGCGGACACCGCCGCGGTCAAGGTGGCGGAGAAATCGCGCCGGGTCGGAATCACCTGGGCCGAGGCGGCCGACGCCGCGCTGAGCGCCGCGGCGATTTCCGGGATGGACACCTGGTACCTCGGCTACAACCGCGACATGGCGCGCGAGTTCGTCGAGACGGCGGCGGCATGGGCGCGGCAGTTCAACAAGGCGGCGCACGCGATCGAAGAGATAGCGCTGGAGGACGAGCGCCGCGATCTCCTCGCCTACCGCATCCGCTTCGCCTCCGGGCACAAGATCGTCGCGCTCAGCTCGCGGCCCTCCAACCTGCGCGGCAAACAGGGCCGCGCCGTGATCGACGAGGCAGCCTTTCACGACGACCTGCCCGAACTGCTCAAGGCCGCGATGGCGTTCACGATGTGGGGTGGGCTGGTGCGCGTGATCTCGACCCACAACGGCGCCGAGAACCCGTTCAACGAGCTGGTCAACGACATCCGCGCCGGACGCCGCCCGTTCTCGCTTCATCGGGTGACGCTCGACGACGCGATCGGCGAGGGCCTGTACCATCGGATTTGCCAGAAGGCGGGGCGGCGCTACAGCGCGGCGGCCGAGCGCGAGTGGCGCGCGCGCATCTTCGCCGAGTACGGCGATGCCGCGGCGGAGGAACTGTTGTGCGTGCCGCGCGCGAGTTCGGGCGCGTTCCTGAGCTCGATGCTGATTGAGAGCCGGATGCGCGCGGGCGTGCCGGTACTGCGATGGGAGGTGGCGGCCGAATTCAGCGAGCGGCCCGAGGAGTACCGCGTGGGAGCGGCGCGCGAGTGGTGCGAGCGCAACCTGGACCCGGCGCTCGCGCGGCTGGACAACCTGATGAGCTGCTTCGGCGAGGACTTCGGGCGCAACGGCGACCTCAGCGTTTTCTGGCCGCTGCAGATTCAATCCAACCTGGTGCGGCGCACGCCGTTCGTGGTCGAGCTGCGCCGGGTTCCGTTCCGCCAGCAGGAACAGATCCTGTTTTACATCATCGACCGCCTGCCGCGGCTCATCGGCGGCGCGCTCGACGCGCGCGGCAACGGGCAGTATTTGGCCGAGACCGCACGCCAGCGCTACGGGGCGCGGGTCGAGCAGGTGATGCTCTCAGCGCAGTGGTACCGCGAGAACATGCCGCGCTACAAGGCGGCGTTCGAGGACGGGATGGTCGAGCTGCCGCGCGACGCGGAAATTCTCGCCGACCATCGCGCGCTCGCAATCGAGAACGGCTACGCGCACGTGCCGGAGCGCCGCGATCAGAAGGGGCGTCACGGCGACGCCGCGATCGCGGGAGCGCTCGCCTACTATGCGAGCAGTATCCGCGCGCAGGAAACCGCCTACACGCCGGCGCCGCGGCGCACGGCTGCGATAGCCTCATCGCGCGGCGAGCGCGATCCGTTCGGGCCGCCGGACGAGGATGAAGCGCCGCCGCTCGCCGAGCGCGGCGGCCGCGCGCGCGCCTGGGCGTGGATGTGAGCGCGGGTAGGGGCGGCGCGCTTATATCCCCGTCTCGTCGCGCGGGAGAAGCGGCGTGCTCATCGCAAAAAGATTAGGACGAGGAAGCGCCGTAAGAAACAGACATCCGGCGCTTCCTCGCTCGACCCCTACCCCAACCCTCCCCCAAAACTGAGGGGGAGGGATTAACACTGTTCAACCGGAGAATGGGTGACACATAGACCGATCACATGGGTGACAGAATTAGACCGGCAACTAGGTAACACTTTTTCATATATCGAGAGCGCGGGAGTTAAACCTTGAAACTGCTCGCACCCCCCTTTCCCGTTGCACTTCGCGGGCGAGGGCATGAGAACAACAAGACTGGTGAAAAAGCATGAAGTTGTATGACGCGTACGGGCGCGAGGTCGACACCGCACAACTGCGCGACGAGCAGGCCGCGCCCACCATGGCCGGCGTGCGCAACATTTACTCGATGATGCATCCGTCGACCGGGCTCACGCCCGAGAAGTTGATCGCGATCCAGCGCGAGGCCGAAGCCGGCGATCCCTACCTCTACCTCGAACTGGCTGAGGAGATGGAGGAGAAGGACCTCCATTACCTGGCCGTGATCAGCACGCGCAAGCAGGCAGTGGCCGGCGCCGAGATAATCGTCACGCCGGCCTCCGAGGCAGCCGAGGACCTGCGCGCCGCCGACCTGGTGCGCGACTTCGTCGTTGGTGGCGCGTTCGATCTCGAGAGCGTGCTGTTCGACATCCTCGACGCGATCGGCAAGGGCTTCTCGGCGACCGAGATCATCTGGGACACGGCGGGACGCGAATGGATCCCCAAGCGGCTGGTGTGGCGCGACCCGCGCTGGTTCATGTTCGACTGGATCTCAGGCGAGGAACTGCTGGTACGGACGCTTCGCGACGAGGGGCCGCTGGCGCCGGCAGGCGTATCGTCCGCGTGGCCTTCGGATGCGCCGTCGAAAGCGTTGTCGAATGCGCCCGACGGGAGCTCGCCGCACTACCGGCGCTCGCGCTGGTACGCCGGGACGGATAGCGACGCACGGATTGGAATCCAGCCGCTGACCGCGCCGCTGGGGCCGTTCAAGTTCATCGTGCACG